TGAGGTCAAAGACATTCTTTTTTGGTCTTTGCAGCTTAATCGAATTAAATAAATTCGGCTTCATTTGTTTTTTGTTTTTAATGTTTTTTAAATAAGGGGTGACTAACCCCTTTTTGTTATAGTCTATTTCCGCCGCGTGATACATAGTATGTTCGGCTTACTTTACGCTTGCCATAACCGCGCTTTCGAGATGAGCGGCGATATGAGTTTCGTCTTCGCATTTTTTTGTTTTTAGTTTGTGATTAAAATATTTAAATAGTGCTTGTTCTACATATTTTTTTAATAACTCTTTTTCTGAATTATCGCTGGTATTATACAACTTTATAAGTCGTAATATTTGTTCTTGTGAATATAATCTCATAATTTTTATTTTTTACCTAAAAACATTAATAATGTTTTACCTAAAAATTCCATTACTTTACCTCCTACACTTGAACCTAAACCATCTGCAATCTGGTTAAGTTGATTTTTCACATCTAATTCTATCTTCTGTAAATCATTTTGATTTACTCTTCCTTGAATAATTGCATCCATATTCTTTTTTACTAACTCATTAATGTCATATTTCTGCATTAATGTAGTATTTAAATAAGCATTATTTGTAGTTAATGCTTTTAATTGTCCAGCTAATATATCTGTTTTTATTGGATATGCACTTCGTTCTAATCGCTTTAAATTTACTTGTTCAATTAAATTATCATAAGCTGCTTGTGATTGTTGATTTTGGAAAAATGGCTTTTGTTTTAAATCTGGTAGTTGTGCTGCTAAAACTTCGTTTTGCAACTGCTGATTTTGATTCCTTAATTTCATACCTTCCAAATTAAGTTTTTGAACTGCTATATTATTAGTTTTTCCTAATACATCTAATTGAGTTTCATCAATTTTTGGTGCTATTGCATCTGTACTTCGTACTGCTGCTCCTTCGTTTGTTTGTTTATATATAAGGTTAGGATTTAAGCCGGCTTCCTTAAATCTTTGCATTTGTTGTGCAGGTGAATTATAAGCGTTTAACGCTTTTTGGTCTGCTAATGCTCTTTGTCTGTTTTGGTAATTTGTTAACATTGTTAATCCAGTATTTAATACTGATTGACTACTTGGTGCTCCGCTTTTTGCCCAGGTGGCTAGGCTACTCCATATACTCATAATATTCGTTTTTTTTGTTTTTTTTGTAACACTTATCGTTATTTGTTTTGTTCAGTTGTAGTGCGTCATACTTCCTTCTTTCTCCTTCACTTTTCAAATTTACTCTATTAGTGTCAATAAACACTAATATATCAAGGTATTATTAGTGTTTATTACTGACGCGCTACGCTTGTCTTAATAAATACGGCCATGCAAGTAAACTTGCACAGCCATATTTCTTTTTAATCGATGTTTTCAACATCTTGTGATTCAATATCTTGAATCTGTTCTTTTGTCAACCTTTGTTCGGTTGTAATTTTTGTGCTCTTTAGACGCTTTTCGATTTCAGCAAGTTCTTGACGAGCAGCTATCTCAAGTTCTTGCCTTTCTGCTAAATCGAGTCTGCGTGGGTCGATGCCATCTCCCTCGTCTCCTTCATAAATAGGTTCTTGACTTCCTCCAAGTGGTTGGCCACTTGCATATCTTTTTAATATTTCTCTTATTGTTAATGCTTGGTCTGGTACCGTTTGTGATGGTTCAGTAAAGACTTCATTGTCTTTATATTCATGAGCATTAAACATGTTTCTAACTTTCATAAATTGTTGTTTTTTCTTTCTAATTCAGCTAATTTTTCCATTTTCTTAAATGCAAAAATATGTCTTTCAGATATTACTTTTTCCTGTTCAGTAAAACTGCTGAATTCTTTTGATATTTTTAATTCTAATTCTTCGCTAATTTTAACCATATATTTAGCTATTTTATCCTTTTCTTCTTCATTATACATTTTATCCTTATAATATCTTGGCATAGCTATTTTTTTGCCATCTTCGATAGGAACATACATACGTTGTTCCAAATTGTTTTTATGCCATTTTATCATAGCTTCTGTTATATAATTACTGCCTAATCCTTTAGACATAACACTAAATTCCTTTTTTCTGTCATCATTTTGATGCATTGGAATTTGAGACTTTTTACTCATGTATTTGAGGGTATAACCAATAGAGGCAGCACTAACATTACCAATATGATAAGAACCAATAGGCTTATTATTAAGAGCCCAAGCGCGTGCAATATGGTCTTTGTTAGCGTTATAAAGAATAATATGATAATGAGGACGTTTTTTGGTACTCCCATATTCTCCAACCGCGTAATACTTAAGTTTTTCATCTGATAATTTTCTTAATCGTTTAAAAAATTTTTGTAAATCTTTTATATCTAAAGACATATAACCATTCGATGTTATTGGAACATATTCTGTATCGTAAGTTAAAGTTATAAAGAGAGCGGATAAACTCCGCTCTCCTTCTTTAACTAATCGAAAAGACCAACCTGATGTCCTTCTTTTCTTACATGGGGGGCATTTTCCACAAGGAAATGGTATATGTTCTCCTTTTATTTGTTCTTTCTTATAGAAAGGAGTTATACACCTACTACTCATGGCTAAAACATTGGTGTACCAAATTTAGGCATAGGTCTAACAGCTTTAATTTTGTTTAATACATGACAATATAAACTATCAGTTGCTTCACTGCCTGGTCCTTCTAATACAGCAAATATCCTTTTAGTAGGAGTGCATGAAACGAATTCACCTGATAAAGCAGGTTGTGTATCAAATTTTCTACCTAAATGCCAATAATCCAAAGAATCTCTAAATTCTCCGGCAACTCTAGATGGCATATACTTGTATTCTGCATATCTAGGTACATATCCAAATGTTTCATCTGCGGTTGATGTATAAGCATAAATCTCATTATTTGTAACTGGTTGTTCACCAATATGTGCAAATGAAGGCCAGAAATAATCTAAATTATCATTTTTAAGAAAAGTTTTAGGTATTCCTTGTTGATAACAAGTTTTTGGCATTACTGACATTACACCAATAATATATCCATGTTCTTCACAATAATATGAACCTGAACGACCCGATGATACGCTAATACCATGACCTGCCATGTTACCTTGAGCCAATCCGTCTGATTGACCTGTAGTATTAACTATTTCACTAATTACTACAGGAGATTTAACTCCTGTAATATATTCAGGTCTTTGTAATCGTTTGTCTGATGATTTAACACCAAAATGTGTTAAAATACTTTCTATATAACGTGTACCGCCACGAGCATTTTTCTCTAGCCATTCTTGAAGTCTAAATGCACGACGTAAATCGTTAATTGTTGTAGGTTCTACATCTGCAGTAGTGGCTGGAGCATATAAACCTGGTGCCAATGGTCCACTAACAGGGTCAATATCAAATGTCCCTGATACACCTTGTACATTATTTGATGTACCTGCAGTATCTAAACCTTGAATTTTTGCAGCAGGGGTTTGAATAGTGCCTAAAGGAATATCTACAGCTGCTCCTTTTTGTGCAAAAGGTAAAGATGCTGTAAAATAATCATGTTCCCATGCTCTTTTTCTTAAATCTAATAATTGATGTAATCTCGTTAAAGATGTATTATTATTACCATCTGTTAATTTATATGGAATTGGTGCAATTAAATTTTGGTCTCTATAATATTCATTATATATTGCTTGATATGCGGCAAATGGTAATGCATTAATATTTTGTGCTTCACCACCTGGTACTTGTGGAGGTACACCCATATAATCCATAAATTTTACACAACCTTCTAAACCAAAAGTTGGATTTATAAATCCATTATCATAAGCAATATATGGTGCTACAAGTTCTGAATCATTACCTGTAATAAATTTTTCCCAATTATCCCATAATATACGGTTAGGTACAAAGAAATAATGCATACTTACATCCATACGATGCATTACAGGTGCAATCATTGGTGCAAACCTAATAAGGCTTTCACAACCAATATCAAATTTGTCACCTGGTACACATTCCAATGTTAAAATTGGAGTTAAATTGCCCATTTCTGCTGATAACTTTACGTCATGGGTGAGGTCAAAGACATTCTTTTTTGGTCTTTGCAGCTTAATCGAATTAAATAAATTCGGCTTCATTTGTTTTTTGTTTTTAATGTTTTTTAAATAAGGGGTGACTAACCCCTTTTTGTTATAGTCTAATTC